GATGGCACTAATGGTTCTATTTTTGCTAACGAAGGCAACCTAACATTAGATACAGCAGGAGATATTATTCTTGATGCCGATGGTGAAAATATAAAATTTTCTGATGCTGGAACTGAAGTAGGACAGATTGATCTAGGTTCTCAAAACTTTACTTTCAGATCACAGGTTGATGATAAAGATATAATATTTAGAGGACAAGATGGTACTTCGGAAATTGTTGCTCTTACCCTTGATATGTCAGAAGCTGGTGCAGCAACCTTTAACAACAACGTCACTGCTTTCTCAGACGAAAGACTAAAAGATAATATTGAAACGCTTGAAGATGGTTTAGACAAAGTTGAACAACTTAGAGGTGTGACGTATACCAGAGACAACAGAGAAGAAATAGGTGTCATAGCTCAAGAAGTAGAAAAGATTTTGCCTGAAATAGTTTTAACTGCTGATGATGAAATGGGTACTAAGTCGGTTGATTACAGCAGAATAACTGCGGTATTAATTGAAGCAGTCAAAGAACTGTCTGCAAGAGTTAAAGAATTGGAAAGTAAATAATGGCGTTACCAAGTTCTGGAGCAATAAGTTTAAATGAAATACACATTGAAGCAGGAGGTTCTTCTGGCAGTCAAGTTAGTATGAATGATGCTGATGTTAGAGATATAAAAGAAATCAGTTCTGGTGCTGCTAGTTCGTTTAATAATTTTTATGGAGCAAAAGCTCCTTTTACTTTTACAGGAACTGTAGGAGCAGATAATCAAGATTTGCCCGGAAACGACTATAATGCTGCTAGAAATTTTCGTTATAGAGGTTTTTCAAAATCTGCTACATTTGCTGGTGGTAGTTCTTTTGGTACATTAAGTCCTACTACTAATTCTGATTATGTTAATAATACTGAAATAATAGAGTTCGATACTAATGGTGATAATCCCGGATCAAGTGCTTCATCTGGCGGATGCGAATTTCAACTGGGAGTAGATAATGTTAGCGGAAGTGCTAATAATATAAACACCGATGCTTCTTTTAAAAAAGTAGATATAGGTGGTACTGTTTTTAACAGAAGTGACGCTGCTTATAGTAATGGCGGACCAGATGGTGTTGATACATATTGGGTATGGAGCTATACAACAACCATCCCTGCTAATCAAACAGACGCAATGTCACCTTTTGGTGCAGCAGGTACTTCTTATACTGGTAAACTTAGAGGACAATAATGTCTAAAATAAAACTTAGTGAATTTGACGCTAGTTCTTCTGATGAAAATACTGAAGTTAAAAGCGACATAGACGAAAATAATCAGCCTTTTCAAAGATTATCTGTTTGGTCAACTCATCCAATTACAAAACAAAAAATTAGATGGGAATGGAATAAAACAGATAGTTCTGAAATTATATCCTACACAGATAATGAGCCTTACGTTGAAGAAGATGATATTGATTACTATCAAGCTTTATTTCAAGCAAATAAATATCGTAGTTACTTAACTGATAACACTTTAATCCCAGCAACATCAGAAGATAATGCAAGCTTATCTCCTGCTGTACCAAAAAATCCTAATACTTATGATGAAGTTTATGTAAATAAAAAATTAATAAGAGTAGATTACAATATAGGACTTCATCAAGCAGACCCTTTACTTGCAGAAATAGAAACAGTTTTTGGAGCAGAACAAGATTGGGACAGAAATAGATTTAATATTATTGGCACTTATATAGAACATGATGATGCACCACTAAGACCGCCTTACACAGATGTTAAAACCTATAGTTGGTATGACGTTTTTACAGAAGTTCCTGAAGACAGATTAAATACTTTTAAAGTATCTAGTGTTGGCTACACTTATAAAACATGGCACTCTATAAAATACAATACAGTTTCAGGTAAAAAACAACTTAAATTAGTTATAGCAGATAATGATTACACAAGTAACTATCAAGAACATCCTGATACATTTATACCTAGACCAGATGTTCCTGTGTATGCAGACGGAACTTTTTTCTTTGCTAAAATATTTAATGAAGATGGTACAGAAGCAGATGAATATGATGTGTTTTTTACAACAACAACAGATATTATGAAAAAGTTCTGTGCGAAAAAAGAACTTTCTTTTCCTGTGCCAGAAAGCAGAGAAGATGATTTTATTTGGATATATGGTTTAGTTTATGACAAGAATACATTAGCAATAAAACAAGTTAAAGGCTATGTTAGATATGCAGTAAATGAAGGCGAATGGCTTTAGAAATAAACACAAAAAAAGTTAATAAAAAATTTAATGAAAAAATTAAATTAGAAAATAAATATAAAAAAGAGTTTGAAAAAAAATTCTACAATGAAAAAAAATGCTTGGAAGAATAGTAATATGCTTTAGCAGGTTAACAAAAAAAACAATAGATATAAAAGAGGTATAAATGTTTGGTATTTTAGCTTTTGCTGAAGGAGCATTTTCAGAATTAACAGCTACAGGTGACGTAGAAGTTTCAATAACAGGATTAAATGCAACTAGTCAAACTAGTACAGCGTCAGCTCAAGGCTCAGCTTTATTACTAGTTTCTGGTAATGCAGGTACAAGTGTATTAGGAAACATCAATTTAGATATAACTGTTTTAGTTGCTGAAACAGGTTTAGAAGCTGTATCCAGTTTAAATAACATTACTTTATCAACTCAAGTTCTAATTGCTGTTACCCAAAGTGCTTTGACAAGTGCATTAGGTAATGAAGTTGTTATAGGAAATGCAGTTACTGGAGTAACAGCTACAGCATCTACATCTAATTTAGGTGATGAAACTATAATAGGTACAGCAAATGTTGCGGTAACTGGCACACAAGCAACGTCTGCTATTGGAAATCAAACTGTTGTTCCACAAATGAAATTTGAAGCAACAGGTTTTAGTGTTACTAATTCTTTAGGAAATGTTTTAGTAACTGTAGATTCAGTAGTAGTACCAACAGGAATACAATCAACTATATCTATAACTAGTGTTACAGTTTGGGGTTTAGTTGATGATTCACAAACGTCAGGTTTTACACCTGTTACAGATTCACAAACAGCAAATTGGTCAGAAGTATCTGATACACAATCTCCCAGTTGGGATGAAGTTGCATAATAAGGAGTTTATATGGCAAGTACATATGATAATGATTTAAGATTAAATGAAATGGCTACTGGTGATGGTAGTGGAACTTGGGGTGAAACTACTAACCTCAATTTATCTATGATTGCAGAAGCATTTTCATATCAGACTGAAGCTACTTTTGGTTCTGATGCAAACGTCACAGCTACTATTGCTGATGGAGCTAGTGATAAATACAGAGGCATGTATATAAAAGTTACTTCTTCTACTTCTTTATCTGCAAGTAGAGATTTAACTATTGGTCCTACTACAGTTTCTAAAGTTATTTTTATTGAAAATTCAACATCAGGTTCACAGTCTATTATAGTTAAACAAGGATCAGGTAATTCTGTAACTATTCCAAATGGCAAAAGCAAAGTTTGTTTTTTAGAAGGTACTGGATCAGGAGCTGGTGTATATGATGGCTTAGATAAATTAGCTTTATCTGCTAATGTCACTATAAACAATCAAACTCCTATAAGTTCAGGTAGTACAAATACTTTTACTAATAAAACCTTTGATGCTAATGGGACAGGTAATAGTATTACTAATATAGAAAATGCTGACATAAGTGGTTCGGCTGCAATTGCTTTTAGCAAAATGGCAAATCTTACTGCTAGCAAAGCTTTACAATCTGATGGTAATGGTGACGTAAGTGCAAGCGGTGTAACTAATACTGAGCTTGGTTATTTGTCTGGAGTAACTAGTGCAATACAAACACAAATACAAAACATATATCCAGTTGGTTCTATTTATATTAATGCTGCAGTATCAACTAATCCTAGTTCTTTAATAGGTTTTGGAACTTGGGTACGCCATGGTGAAGGTAGAGTATTAGTGAGTCAAAATGATTCTGACAGTTCTTTTGATACTTTAGGAGAAACAGGCGGTACTAAAGATGCTATTGTAGTTGACCACACTCACTCAGTTAATGAGTCAGCACACCAACATAGTACGTTTATTCCAAAATTTACAAATTATAGTGCAGATGATTTTACTGGTCGAAGCAGTTTAGAATCTGCTTTAATTAATAATGCTAATGGTGGTGTAGATATTACAACTACCTCTGTAACTACAGGTGTTTCTATAAATAGTGCAGGTGAATCTGGTACAAATAAAAACTTACAACCATACATAACTGTATATATGTGGAGAAGAACAGCGTAATGAGCAAGGAAGCTTTAAACAAAATAGAAACTCACGAGAAAGAATGTACTATTCGGTATCAAAATATCGAAAAGCGTTTAGATGAAGGTGCTAATAGATTTACTAGAATTGAGTTATTAATAGTAGGTGTTTATGCAGGAATGGCTGCTATTGAAATAGTCTCTAGTTTATGAGGAAAAAAAATGTATGAATATAATTGTGAAGTTGAAAGAATTGTTGATGGCGATACCATCGATGTTGTGTTGGACCTTGGGTTTGATATTCTTTATAAGTCTCGTGTTCGTTTATATGGTATTGATACTCCCGAGTCACGCACTCGTAACTTGGATGAAAAAGCTAGAGGAAAATTGGCATCTGCGTTTTTAGAAAATGCAATTAATACAGCAGAACAAGTAGTAATTAGAACAGAATTAAAAGATTCTCGTGGCAAATATGGCAGAGTATTAGGTAGCGTCATATGTGATGGCAAAGATATAAATGTAGATATGATAGATAATTACATGGCAGTGAAATACTTTGGACAAAGTAAAGAAGCAGTAGAAGCAGTTCATATGTCAAATCGAACCAGACTTATAGAGTTAGGAGTTTTTACACCAGATGAATGAAGCAGTTCAATTAATAAATGAAGTTGGTTTTCCAATAGCTGCAGCCGGTGGGTTAGGATTTTTTATATGGAAACTTATTAACAGAATTATAGATGGCATGGAAAGTAAAATAGATACAGTTGATGACAAAGTGCAAGCACAATTAAATGCTTTAGAAGAAAGACTTGGCACAAAATTAGATAGTCAACATGGAATATTAGTATCATTAATTGATAGAGTGAGAAGTCTTGATAATGAAATTATTAGGCAAGATACTTTAGTCAAAACAATTTTAGGTGTGCCACAACTAATAGATAGTCAAAAGATTGCTAAAGCAGATAGAGATGACCAGAGAAAAGACTAAAAGAATATTAGAAAATATAATGATTTCTGGATTTTTATTTACTGTTTTATTAATATTTGGTCAACATATTTTTGCAGATCAACTAACACACGAATTTAAGTCACCAAGTTTTAGTGGCAATGGTACATCAAGTCATTACTTGACTATAGAAAACCAAGAACATACTAGGAAAATGACGATCAAAGAAGAGTTGCAAGCATTGCAAGATGAAATAGAACGTGATGCTGAAAATACAACTCTAGCTAGATTTGTTAGAAATTTTGAATCTAGAATATATGCACAGCTATCTAGACAACTAGTAGATAATCTATTTGGCGAAACTCCTATGACTGAAGGTACATTTAACCTAGAAGGAAGCACTATCTCTTATATAAGTGATGGCATAACAATAACTCTAACTGTATTAGATCAAGATGGCTCAACAACAAGTATTTCTATTCCTGTCGGTTCTTTTACTTTCTAGTTGTAGTTTATTTAAGAATGTAAAAATTTTAGAAGAACAATACGAAACAGGCAAAGATCAGTCTGCGAGTGTGCTTGGAATATTTTCAGAAGAACTTACCAACGTACAAGCTCCAAAACAAAAACCTGTAATAGCAGTTTATCCAAATAGTTTTACCGATCAGACAGGACAAAGAAAAAGTAATAGTTCTTATGCTTTGTTTTCTACAGCAGTAACTCAAGCACCACAAGCTTTACTTATTAGAGCTTTGAAACATACTGCTGGTGGTAAATTTTTTGTAGTGGTAGAAAGAGTAGGCTTAGATAATCTAACCAAAGAAAGACAGCTTATTCGTTCATCAAGAAACGAAAAAGAAAAAAAATTAAAACCATTGTTATTTGCAGGAATAATAATGGAAGGTGCAGTAATTTCTTATGACACTAACTTACGTACAGGAGGTATGGGTGCAAGATATTTAGGACTAGGTTCTAGTATGGAATATCGTGAAGATACAGTTAGTGTTAGTTTAAGATTGGTTTCGGTGTTGACTGGTGAAATACTTGTAGAAGTTTTGACTGAGAAAACTATATTTAGTTATGGGCAAACTCAAGATGCTTTTAAATTTATTGAACAAGGTACAGAACTTGTAGAAATAGAAGTTGGTAATGCAGTCAATGAAAGTCCAACAATAGCTTTGCAAAAAGCAATTGAAGGAGCAATTCTAGAAATAGTTAAGATAGGATATGAAAGGAGGTTTTGGTCTTATGAGTAACTTTTTAAAAATATATGTTTTATTATTTGCAATGACATCATTTGCAGATAACGAAATATATATCGATCAGTCTGGTGCTACTGCTAATTTAGACATAGAGCAACAAGGTAGTAGCAATTTAATAGGAGGATCAAATGCAGTAGCTGGCACGATGACAGCATTGGATTTAGATGGTTCTTCTATGACATTAGATATAAACCAAATAGGTTCTTCTAATAAATTTTTAGGTGATATTTGGTCTGATAGTTATACAGGATTTTTTAATTTTGCAGGAGACAGCAATGTTTTTAATATGCAAACTGATCCTAACAATACTTTTGGAGCAGACAATTCTAATGTAAATGTACAAGTTACTGGTAATACTAATAACTTAACTCTTAATCAAGCAACTGCTGCACTTGCTTCAGGTCTTGATTTAGATTGGATCATACAAGGTAGTGGTAACTCTATTACTTCTGCTATAGATATAGATGGTGCAACAAACTATATGAATATTGATGGCAACGACAATACTGTGACTTACGATGGTGACGGCACAAACGCTAGTGCAAATGGTTACTTTCATTTAACTCATGGTAGTGGAAACTCAAGGACCTTTAATGTTACACAGCAAAGCACACTTGCCAAAGATTGGTTACAAATCAATTCTACTGGCTCTAATGGTAATTTCTGTATCAACCAAAACGATCAAGGCACAGCAACCACTTGCCCTTGATATTGGAGATATATCAGAATTAAACGGAAATGCCGAAATAGTCAGAGACAAATCGTATGATGCTAAATTAAAATTTGCTATCCAACAAAACGATCAGGCTGTAACTAAAGATGGCAGATTAGCAATAAAATTTTTAGATGATTCGCAGGTAAAACTTACTGAATATTCTGAGTTAGTAATAGACGAATATATTTTTAATCCTGATCCTAGTAAATCAAAGATGGCTTTGAAATTTACTTTAGGTACAGCTAGATTTATTACTGGCACGTTTAATAAAATAGATAAACAAAATATAAAGTTATCTACACCAACAGCTAATATAGCAATTAGAGGTACAGACTTTACAGCAACAGTTGATGAACTAGGCAGAAGTTTAATTATTTTATTACCAGATAGATTAGGTTTGTCTAGTGGTGAAATAGAAGTGGTAACAGCTACTGGTAGTGTTTTGTTAAATAAACCTTTTGAATCTACTACTGTATCTGTTTTTGAGTCAGCACCAACCAAACCTTTGGTTTTAGATTTAACGCTAGATTTAATTGACAATATGTTAATTGTTACACCTCCTAAAAAAACCAAAGAGTTAGTAGAGACCGAAACAAGCAAACAAGATTCTGTTTTAGATTTTAATGATTTAGATATTGATTATCTTGATGAAGATTTTTTAGACTCAGAAGAAGAATTAGAATTTACTGAATTAGATATAAATTTTTTAGATGTAAATTTTTTAGAAGATTTGTTAGATATAGTAGATGCTTTAGCTATAGCTGAAGAAGAAGATAAATTAAAACAAACTTCAGGAATAAATATAGTTGGCACAGAACTTGGACAAGATAAAGACACGCAAATAACTACATTAGTTACAGGACAATTTATAAGTTTTCGCAGAAATGTAAATCAAAACTTACGTTTAGATGTAGAAGGCAGTAATGCTTACACATTAATATTTGAACAAGATGGTGTAAACAAAGTAGTAAAAGTAAATGGAGGAAGTGATTCAACAATATCACTTAGTCAACAATAATGAAAAAATTAATTTATCCATTACTTGTTTTATTAGTTTTACCTTTTTTCTTTGGGTTATCTTTTATAGAAACTCTCAAGTTAAAAACTTTTGATGCTTTAGTAAAAGCTCAAGAACCATCAGGTAACTTTGTTATCTTAAATATTACAGAACAAAATGTATCCGATAGAGGTGGCTTTCCTTTTCCAAGACAAGACTATGCAGATATACATGCAGATTTATTAAGGAAAGGTGCATTAGGTGTTGGTTGGGTTATCGCATTTAGTGAACACGATAGATTTGGCGGTGATGAAGCATTTGCTTCAGTGTTAAATTTATCCCCCTCTATCTTGGCAATGTTTGAAAATAATAGTGGTAACTATCCAAAAACATCTGGCACAGTTTATTTAGGAGATGGAATACCTGCTAGCATAATGTCTAATGGAGTTGCAGAAAATATAGATATTTTAAAAAACTCTGCAGTACAAGGCATAGCAACAGCACCAGTAGATATAGATAACTTAGTTAGAAGAATACCTTTGTTGTTACAAACACCAGATGGATTTGTTAGTGCTTTTGGTACAGAAGTTTTAAAAACTTTAACAGGCGGTAAAACTTACATAATAAAATCTACTACAGCAGGTATAGAAGAAATTACTGTACAAGGTATACCACCAGTTAAAACAGATACTTTAGGTAGAAAGTGGATAAGCTGGGTTAAGACTCCAGAAACAGATTTAGATACTATGGAAGTATTTGGTAAGTTTGTTTTTGTTGGAGTAACTGCTAATGGAGTTATGCCACAGATAGCTACGCCAGTAGGATTATTAGAGCCACATAAAATACAAGCAGCTCTTTCAGAATCTTTATTGATTCAAGATAGTCCATACATACCAGCTTGGAATATGCTTGCAGAACTAAGCATTCTTATAGTCTCTGTATTACTAGTTTGGTTTGTTTTGCAGTATGCTGGAATTTACTTAGGATTATTTCTGACTGGTAATATTTTCTTAGGTACTGCTATATCAGGGTTTTTTTTGATACAATCAGGTTTATTACTTGATGTTACTTGGACTTTAATATCACAATTTGTAACTGGCTCGCTAGCTTTTTATACTAGATTTAGAGAACAATATAAATTAAGACTACAAATTAAAAAACAATTTGAACATTATCTCGACCCCAGACAAGTCAAACGATTGCAAGACAATCCTGATTTGTTGCAACTTGGTGGTGAAACTAAAACAGCTACATTTCTTTTTACTGATGTTAGAGGTTTTACAGCTATGTCAGAAAAACTCAAACCAGAAGATGTTACATACATAATGAATAAAGTATTAACAGCTCAACAGAAAGCAGTCCAAAAACATGGCGGTATGGTAGATAAGTATATTGGCGATGCAATGATGGCAATATTTAATGCACCATTAGATTTACAAGATCATCCCAAAGCAGCAGTAGATTGTGCTTTAGAAATTGCAGAAAACATTAAAGCTTTAGCTGTTGAGTTGCAAGCAGAACGATTGCCAGAAATAGCAATAGGTATTGGAATTAATACTGGCTCGGCTGCAATAGGAAATATGGGATCAGAAAATAGATTCGATTATACAGCTATAGGTGATGCAGTTAATATTGCAGCTCGTTTAGAAAGTGCCACTAAAGAAAGAAAAGTTAATTTATTAATTGGTGAAGCTACTGAAAACTTATGTGGTTATCATTTAAAACCTTTAAAACCTATAGCAGTAAAGGGTAAAATAGAACCATTAAACATTTATACATATGAGTAAAATATTATTAGGAGTCGTTGGCATTTTATTTATGGCTTGTAGTTTTTTGTATTGGCAAAATTCTAGACTAGCAGAAATAAATCAAGCCTTTGAACTCCGAGACAAAGAACAGAAAGATGCAATAGAAAGCTTGCAAAATGATTTTAAATTGCAAACAGAAGGTTTGTTAGAATTGCAATCTAAGACCCAACAGTATGAACAAGAAATGCAACGCTACTTAGATGTTTTTAAAAGACACGATTTAAGTAAGTTAGCTTTTGCAAAACCCGGTTTAATAGAACCCAGAGTAAATAAAGGAACTAAAAATGTATTTGAAAGTATTGAAGAGATCAGTCGTAATATTGATGTCCTTGATGATGGTTTACAGTTGCAGTCTAATACCGACTAAGCAAGTAGAAATAATAAGCAAACCATTAGAAAGAACAATTGTTCAACCCATCTTACCAAGAGAGATAGATTTAAAAGAACCTTATTGGTATGTAGTATCTACTAAAAATCTTGAAGAGTTTTTAGCTACTATAGAAAAAGATCAAGGCAAGGTTGTATTCTTAGCTATGTCTGTACCAGACTATGAATTAATGTCTTATAACACTCAAGAGTTGAAGAGGTATATAAATGAACTTAAAGAAGTTGTGGTGTACTATCGAAAAGTTACGACTAATAAATCGGGAGAATAATATGAACATTTCAAAAGAAGGAGTAGCTTTAATTAAAAAATATGAAGGTTGCGAGTTAGAAGCTTATCTTTGTCCTGCAGGTGTTTTAACTATTGCATATGGCAGAACCAAAAATGTTAAGGAAAATGATGTATGCACTTATGCCGAAGCAGAAGAATGGCTTGAAGAAGAACTTACTGAGTATGAGGATTATGTAAAAAAATTAGTTAAAGTATCTTTAAAGCAAAATCAATTTGATGCTTTAGTTTGCTGGACTTACAACCTTGGTCCTACAAATCTTAAGAAATCTACTTTGTTAAAACTTTTAAATGCAGGTGATTATCATACTGTGCCAAATCAAATGAAGCGTTGGAATAAAAGCAATGGTGAAGTTTTAGAAGGTTTGATTAGAAGAAGAGAAGCAGAAGCTTTGCTTTTTGAAGGCGAAGAGTGGGAGAAAGTATAGATGCCTTTGGTTAAGTTTCAGTTTAAACCCGGAATTAACAAAGAAGTAACTGCTTATGCAAATGATGGTGGCTGGTTAGATTCAGACAAGATTAGATTTAGATTAGGTCGCCCAGAAAAAATAGGCGGTTGGACAAAAAATTCACCTAATACTTTTGATGGCACTTGTCGTGCCATACATACTTACAAAGACACGGACTTAACTCATTATAATATTTTAGGTACACATCAAAAATTATATGTGCAAGAAGGTGATACTTTTTATGACGTAACTGCAGTTAGAAATACAACTTCTGCAGGCGATGTTACTTTTGCTATTTCAAACGGCTCTTCTACTTTAACAGTAAATGATACTAGTCATGGTTGTAATCCCGGAGATTTTGTTAGATTTAGAGCTGCAACAAGTTTAGGCGGTAATGTAACTGCAGCCGTTTTAAATGCTGAACATCAGGTCTTAGCTAATGTTAATGCAAACTCCTACACTATAGCACTTAGCGTAACTGCAAATGGTTCTGATAGTGGTAATGGAGGCAGTAGTACGGCTGGTCAGTATTATATAAATGCAGGTCTTGACAACTATGTACAAGGTACTGGTTGGGGTGCAAGCACATGGAGTGATGGTACATTTGGTAGCACTAGTCCAGTAGCTGTAAATAATCAGTTACGTTTATGGTCGCTAGATAATTTTGGTGTAGATATGGTAGCCATTCCTAGAGGCGGTCCATTATATGTTTGGCAAAGCACTAATGGTACAAGTGCTGGTACAACAGGCAATGGTTTCTTTGATGCAAACCGAACAGTATTAGCTAGTTCTTTAGCTGGTGCTACTAATTGTCCTTTAGCTGCTTTACAAGTTATGACTTCAGATGTCGATAGACATATCTTAGCTTTTGGTTGCAATCCTATAGGCTCTTCAACTATCGATCCTTTATTTGTAAGATGGTCTGATTCAGAAAGTTTAGTTGATTGGACACCATCTGCTACTAATTCATCAGGTGGTGTAAAGTTATCATCAGGTAGTCAAATTGTCGGAGCAATTAAATCACGACAAGAAACTTTAGTATTCACTGATGCTAGTATATTTTCTATGCGATTTGTTGGCTCTCCATTTTATTTTTCTTTTAACGAGATAGCTAGTGGTATAGGCATGATAGCTCCTAAAGCTGGTGTATCTATAGGTAACATAGTTTATTTTATGGATGACGGAGCTTTTTATCGTGCTTCAGGTAATGTAGAAAGATTGCCTTGTACAGTTTTAGATTATGTATTTAGCGATATTAATAAGTCTGCAGCATTTAAAATATTTGCAGCAAACAATATTGAACATAGTGAAATATTGTGGTTTTATCCTTCAACTTCTAGTACAGAAATAAACAGATACGTTTCTTTTAACTACGCAGAAAATGTTTGGACAGTAGGCACAACCTCAGACAACTTTACTAGAACTGCTTGGAATCCTGCACCAAGTTTAAGTTTTCCATTAGCTACAGGTAAATTAGATACATCCGATAAAAATTATTTATACAACCATGAGTCAGGTAATTTAGGAGATGGCACAGCTTTTGGTGCATTCATAGAATCTGCTGACATAGACCTTGATCCTGCAGGAGAACAGTTTATGTATGTATCTAAAATAATACCTGACATAGAATTTAAAGATTCTTCTAATGCTACTGATACAGTTAATTTAATATTAAAGGGTAGACGTTATCCAACTGAAACTCTTAGCACTTTATCTTCTAACGCTTTGACTGCTGCAACTAATTTTAAAAATACAAGAGGCAGAACTAGACAAATTACTGTGCGTTTAGAAAATACAAGTGGAGATTTTAAATGGCGACTAGGAGATACTAGATTTGAAATAAGACCTGATGGAGCTAAATAATGGCAAGTAAATCATCACCCCCTTTACCATTGCCTTTAGCAGACTATGAATTAGTAAATGAACAAATTACTAGAAGGACCATTGAACAATTATTTCAAGATGTGTTTAGCGAAATATCAGGAGTAGAAGATTTAAAATCCGCTTCTGGTTCTAAAGCACTTAGACGACATCAATTTTTATTAATGGGAGTTAAAGGTAATGTCTGATACTTTAAAAGTTTTAGGACAACAAGCACCTGCAGGTACTACAGAAACTATTCTTTATACTGTGCCTACAGCCACACAAACAACTATTAGTTCCATAGTAGCTTGTAATAGATCAGGCTCTGGCGTTACTTATAGAGTAAGTGTTGCAGTTGCAGGAGCGTCTACCAGTAATAAAGATTATTTGTTTTTTGATAAAGCTTTAGCAGCTAACTCATCAGACACAATAGTTATAGGAATAACAGTCACAGAAACAGATAGAATTAATGTATATGCCAGCGATGGCAATTTAAGTTTTACAGCTTTTGGTTGTGAAACCAAGGAGGAATAATATGAATGATCTTCAACAACAAGTACAAAATATAAGCCAACAAGGAAGGTTTGGTGATAATACACTTGTGCATATGAATCCTGCAGAGGTGCGAGGACTTGCACAAATGGGTCAAATCACTACTAACCCTAATACAGGTTTAGCTGAAGCATTTAATTTAAGTGATGTTTTAGGATTTGCTGCTCCAATAGTTGGTGGTATTTTTGGTGGACCAATGGGTGCAGCACTAGCATCAGGTGCAGTAACTACTGCTCAAGAAGGTAGTCTTAAAGAAGGAATCAAAGCTGGTCTTTTATCTTATGGATTAGGTAGTGCTTTTAAAGCTGCAGGTGCTGCAGCAAAAGGTGCAGATGCAGCAACTAAAAGTTTAACAGATGCTGGTGTTAAAGCAGGAACTGATGCTACAACTCAACAACTAGCAGATGCAGCAACAAGTAGTGCAACAGCATCAACTAACTTTTTAGCAAATGCTCCGTCTTTGACTAATCCTGCAGCTTCATTTACAGAAGGTGCTAGCAAGATGTTTGGCACACCTTTTGCAGGACAAGGTCCTTTGCAAGCTATAGGTAATGTAGCTGAAGGATTGACAGACCCTAGAGCTTTCTTACCACTAACTGCTGTAGGCACAGAAGCTGCATACCGAGCTGCTGAAGAAGATATGCAACAAGGCATAACTGCAGCAGAAGAGGATAGAGAAAGAAGAAGAATGCAAGCATTTATAGATAATCCTGAACCAGTTATATTTTCTGCAAGCGGAGGTTTAACGCAATTTGCGGAGGGTGGCGATACTGATAATGAAGATATAGTTTTAAATGTACCGCAAAGACAAACTCTTGCTATTAGTCCAGATTTTAGAGCAGGCTTTCAACCAGAAATGATGTACTTTGATCCAGCTACTATTAATCCTTCTTATGCTGCTTTGACTAATCAACCACCAAATCAAACTTTAGGACCAGTAACTAATGCAAATCTTGATACAAGTGCTTTAAACACACCAGAGTATATAACTGAAAATATTACTAATAACACAGATAAATTTGTTCCAACAGGTAATAAATTTTTAGGTATGGACTTAGGTGCTTTAATGGCTAATAGTCTTTCTGCTCAAGCTGTTGATCCTTACACAGCATATACAGGTGTTGAACCACCACAATTATTAGATGAAACAACAAGAACTATGGCTGAAGGTGGTGATACAGATTTACCAAATCCGGGTCTTAAAGCTTTACAAAAAGTTGCACCTAATGTTGTTAAAGATATGGGCTATCAAGAAGGCGGAATGACTGATGATCTTATGACAGAAACTATAGCTTTTATCTTAGGCGAATCAGATGATGAAACTGTTGTAGAAAAATTTATAGAAATGTATGGTGCAGAAACTTACATGCAACTTAGAGATACAGTTCTAAAAGAAATAACTAACCCTCAAGCACAAACATCTGGTCTTATTGAAGGGCAAGGTAATGGCGGTATGGATGATGACTTGCTTGGAACTATAGGTGGTAAAGAAGCAATTGCAGTTTCTCAAGATGAGTTTATTGTGCCTGCCGATGTTGTTTCTATGTTAGGTGATGGTAGTTCAGATGCTGGTGCTAACAAACTTTATAAAATGATGGATGATGTTAGAACAGAAAAAACTGGTACAACTCAACAAGCTAGCAGAATAAATGATCAAAGGGTAATGCCAACATGAATCAAGTAGCAAAAATACAAGAATCAACTTATGACTATAGTATTGTTACTGTAGATCAATTAATTTTAATCTGGGATGGCATAAAAAAAATGTTAGAAAAGTCATGCAAGCGTTCTAGTGGCAGAATAACTGTAGATGATATTTTTTATGAAGCTCTTAATGATAGAAAAAAAATCTGGATAATATTTGAAAACGATCAATTTAATATTAAAGGTGTACTAGTCACAGAGTTTTATGAATATCCCACGGGTAAACGCATGCTAAGTTTAGAGCATGTAGCTGGAGAAAAAATGGAAGAGTGGGTAGAGCTAGGTATAGATGCTCTAGAAGAATATGCTAAAAATAATCAATGTCATGGTATTGAAAGTATAGGTCGTGCAGGATTTTGGAATTGGGTTAAAGATAGACCTGATTGGAAAAAGCTAGCAATATTTTGTGAATACGAGGTAAACAATGAGAAAATTTAAGGGCGGTGGTAGTTCAGGACCTAGCAGTCAAACAGTTGTACAAACGAATTTGCCTGAATATGCAGAGCCATATTTTACTAGACTATTAGGCAGAGCAGAAGGAGAGTCTTTACAAGGATATACACCTTATCGTGGTCAAAGATTATCAGACTTTACTGGTGATGAACAACTAGCACAACGTATGACTGCTGGTTACGCTACTGCTGGAACACCTAAAGGATTAACTGATGCAACTAACATAGCAACTGGTATTGCTGGTACAGATTATGGTGCAGGACCTTTGCAATATAATAATCAATTTCAAGTTGATCCCTATAAACGTATAGGTTTTGAAGAAGGTGTTTCTAGATTTATGAGTCCTTATCAGCAAAATGTTACTGATATTGTAAAGCGTGAAGCTATAAGAGATTCAGCTATAAGAGGTCAAGACATTGCTTCAAAAGCCACAACTACTGGTGGTCTTGGTGGTTATCGTGAAGCTATTTTACAAGGCGAAAGAGAAAGAAACTTAGGTCAAAGATTAGATGATATACAAACTAAAGGCAGTCAAGCAGCATACAATCAAGCAGTGCAACAGCTTGCTAGAGAAAGAGGTCTTGGTATAAAAGAATCTGCTTTGATGGAACAACTAGGACAAAGTGAAGAAAAATTAAGATTAGCTGGAGTTGGTGTTGATCAAGCAGGAGCTAAGATAGGTTTAGCTGGCAGTCAATTACTGGGTGATCTCTCTGGTGAAACACAAAAAGATGCTCTTGCTAGAATTGGTGCATTGGCTAACGTAGGAGAGCGACAAAGAGCTATGGATCAAGCTGGCTTAGATATGGGTTATGAAGATTTTTTACGTCAACAAAATTACACTAGAGATCAGTTAGGATTTTTAAGTAATATTTTACAAGGTTTGCCAGTACAACCTAATCAAACACAGTCTACTTATGCTAGACAGCCTACTTTATTTCAATCATTACTAGGTGGTGGTTTACAAGGACTAGGTTTATACAAATCATTACAAGGATAATATTATGTCTAATTTAATTAAAGCAGCAGAAGAACTAGAATATGTGCCAAAAGAAAATTTAATTCAAATGGCTCAAGCAGGCGACTCTAGATTCCCGCCTTATTTAGTTTTAGCAGAAATACAACGTAGAACTCAAAATGAGAAAGCTTATAGTGCAATGCAACCACCGCCTACTACTACAGTAGCAGAAGAAAAAGTTGCAGAGTTTGCACAGTCAGGTTTAGGAGGCATGGCTTCTCCACTTTTCTCTCCTCCCCCAGAGGATTTGCCCATGTCTCCACCTATGCAGATGGCAGCTAGCGGTGGCTTAACTGGTTATGCTAATGAAGGTAAAACAAAATTAAATTATAGTAATGTAATAGCAAAACTTAGTGAAGATGAAATAAAAAAAGTTAATCAAATAGTAATGCAAGATAGAACTAAAAGATTACAATCTCAATTAGGTGATAAAACTGGTAAATTTTTAGGTGGCGGTGCTAATATTTCTGAACAAATATTTAGTGTATTAGGTGGAGGTGGTGGAAATATTCCTATATACAAAGGATCACCTGAAGAAAAAAAATTTGAAGAAGTAGCAAATATTATATTAGAAAATAAAAACAAAAAAGCTAGCGGTGGCTTAACTGGCTATGCAAATAAAGGTAGAACTACTTATCAAAGCACATTTGGTACAAATGCGTTTCCTGAATTTTTAGAAAGTATGAAAGAAATGTATGGTCCTAACCTTGCAAACTCTATATCTGCTTATCAAGATATGAGAACAAAAGTTGAAGCTATGGATGATTTTGAAGAAAATCTTGCAAATTCTAAAAAAGAAATTTTTCCAACGCTCAATACTAAGCCTGATTTTAATTTTGATACAAGTAATATTGTTCCATTAGAAGCTTCTCAAGCAGACTTAGATGCACAAGTAATAGGTTCTGGCAGTAATAAACCTCTTGATAACCTAGAAAAAGAATTAATAGCAGCTAAAGAAAATTTAAAAAATCAAATGAGTATAGGAGATAGAGGTGGACTAGGTGGAGGAACTTCTTATATTGATCAAGCACAAGCAAGAGTTAATAAAATAGAAAATCAAATTGCATCTACAACTAATAAAGATCAAATAAAATCTGATGCAAAATTAGCTATGCAAAAAACTTTTCAAGAGTTTCCAGATGCAGATGAAAATCTTTTTGAATTTCGTAGAGGTGATAGCGATAGATTAACTAGCACTCCAACCACAGATGTATTTGGCACGTTAGATGAACTTAGAAAACGTATGAAAGATGTTGAATATAAATCCCCAACTGCTGATGATCTAAAAAGTGATAGAACTGCAGAGACTCTTATGTATTTAGGTTCTTTAATTGCAGGCTCAACTGATAGAAAACAATTTGGACAAGGTCTTGCTGACTTGACTAG